AACTTTTTAACAAACTATAACCAAACATGACACAATTTGCCCTTGTTATATGTACTTAGCACAACTTTACGCTTAAAGTTTGCAACAACTCACAAACAATAAAAACATTTACATTGATATTATTGAATTATTTTAATTTATGATTTATCCCATTTAACAATTAATGGTTTATTATCAGCGTTTGAAAGCTGTAATTTTTGTGCATTATCGTTATATTTTGGTAACAATTTTGATGCTTTCCATCTATTAAGGTTTGTTATTTCTTTTAATAAATTAGTAATAGCTAGATCGCCTTTCCCATTTGCTTTAAATTCTTCAACTGTTTTATTTAACATATCTATATTATTAGATAATAAATAGTCGATCCCATCTTCTTTTGCTTCTTCATATAATTTTCTAATTTTAGGTTTTTTTCTCATTAACTTTCTTAATCCTTCATAGCTGAGCTGTCTTTCATCTAGTACAGACTTGACAGACTTTCCTAATGCTAATTGTTCAAATATTTCTGAAAGTGTCTGATTGTCGAATTTAGTTGTGTTCATTGTTTGTTCTATTTTAATTATTCTTTGTTAATGATATTGACAAACTATTGACAATATATTAATAATTGGTTTATGTTTAATTTATACATAATAAAACAACAAAAAGAAAGGTAAATTATGAAAGATACAATTACACAAAATCAGTTTGTTGATGAAATGGCAAAAGAAAAACATGGTTTTAGTTATGAAGGAGCAAAAGCTCTTTTTGAACATTTAAGTCAATATGAAGATGATTGCGATCATGAGCTTGAATTTGATCCAATAGCTTTTAGATGTGAATATTCAGAATATAATAATTTAGAAGAAGTTAAAAATGATTATGATTTTGAAGATTTAGAAGATTTGGAAAGAAACACAGTAGTAATAAAAGTACCTGATAGTAATAAATTAATAATACAAGCATATTAATACTATTGACAAATAATAAATATAAATATAATCTGTCAATAACTAACAAAGAAAGGACAATATAATGAGAACACAAATAGATCAAAAAAGTTTATATCAATCAGTTCAGGGTGATAAGATTATTTTTTACAGTTACAATACAACTGTTGCTGTAAAAACACCAGTTGACACTTATGTGTCTGAAAATGTTTGGTCAGTTACAACAGCAAAGCATTTGAATAGAATTGAAGAATTAACTGGAAGCAATAGAGATTATAGGATGAGATATAAAGATTTTAGACAATTTTGTATAGATAATAATATTAATAAACATTATTGTTAATTAAGCTATTGACAAATCAATTTAATAAATATAATCTGTCAATAACTAACAGAAAGGTAAAAAAATGTTTTATCACACT